CATTTTTACAATCCTCACCCTGACACAATTCATCAAGCTCATCATATAGGTTCCACATAATCTGATAAAATGTCATCAAGTTAGGTGTATGTGCTTCTTTACGTTTCCAGCCAAAGTCCTTAACAATTTTAACAGCAATATACTCTGCATTATTAAGGTTACATCTGGACTTTATCTCGTTTACAATTTCATCCCAACCAGCTTCACTTTCCAACCAGTTAATTATTTCTTTTGCCATATCAATCCTCAACTTTTATAATGAATACATCCCAGCGGTATGGTTCTTCACTACCGTCATTCTGGAAGTTGTTTCTGAGTTCCTGAATAGATTCAATAAAAGTATCTTTCAAAAGGTACTCTGCTAAACCTTTCAAGGTCTTGAATAAATGAATGCTTGTTCTGCTTGCACCAACCATTCCGTCTTCATCAGGGATAGTCCAATGCAGCATGTACAATTCATCCTTCTCAACTTCTACAGGTACTTCCTTTTCATTTATAAGTACCTCTTCGACTTGTGCAATATTCATTTTATACTTCCTTTTCATTTATAAGTACCTCTTCAACTTGTGCAATATCCATTTTATACCTCCTTAGATTTACGTACTTGTTCCTGAAGTTTTATGAGTCTCCAGCGTTCTCCATCTTCTTCATCCTCCAAGCTAGGATTTACACATTCACTTGGGTCATCTACAGCGACGACACAAGCAAAGCCACCAAGGTCTGCTGACAAATGATTGATGTTCAATCCGAGTACAATCCCACGAGCAGTCTCATATGAACCGAAGTCATACGCAGGTTTATCCGGTGCCCACTCCACGCTGTCTCTACCTGCATAGCCTGTAACATAACGTTCAGTGCCACAGTTCCATCTAATCTTGATAATAAATTTTGGTTCCATATTAGTCCTCCTCATTATTGAATATTACTTTATTTACATAGTAGCTTTCACCACTATCCATTAACTCCGTATACAGGATGCAGAGACCATCTAACCCGAACCAGCTTAGAAGCAGGTCATCTCTAACTAGTAGGATAAGCGCTTCCTGGAAAAAGAGATAGTCATCTTCATCAATATTCTGCGGGTCTGTTTCCACGAACAGTTTCCTTGTTATGTCTCTGTCAAACATATCTACGTCATAGAATTCACCATTGACGGTATTTGCTGTAAAGACTTCTCTCATACAGTTATACATTTCAAATTCTTTTTTCTTCATACTAGTCCTCCTAATATTTAATAATGTCATAGACATATCCATCACCTATACAGATTTCATATTCATGTTCATGCCACAAGACAGTTATCTGCCTTGAACATACATCCCATCTGTTTATTTCATGGTCTCTTAATATCTTACCACGGTCAAGCAAAAGACGTGCTTTAGTCTCTAGTAAGTTAGGCATATTAGACCTCCTTAATTTGTTTCTGATACTGGACCTGATTTCTACACTGTAGAATGATTTCCATAGTGAGTTCCGTGATACAAGTATTCTGTACTGCATAACTATAATCGAAGTCACCTTCTTCATCTTCAAGACGAACAAGGTTCTCGCACATTGAATAGATAGTCTTCATCATAAAGACTTCTTTGTCATTGAGTGTAGCAGCAACTTCACTTGCTTCTTTATTAGACATTACTTCCATCATTTACCTCCTATAAAAATTCCTTACTTGCCCAGTCACTTAAGTCACTGAACAAGATTACTTCTCCGGCTAAACCATAGTAGTTCCACTCTTCAGCATCTTCATGACAGAATAACATTAGGGCCATGTTAAAGTTAACTAAGAACTCTGAGTCTTTAATGTTAAACTTGTCAGCCCAAGGGAAATTTATAACATCCTTCTTGAAGTCCTCTACATCATAGAGTTCACTGTAGTCGTCATCACTATCAGTGCCTATACCTTTACAGAATATCTGTCTAAGTACATTGTTAATGTCTTGTGGGTTCATTTTATACCTCCTCTCGGTTTACAATAAGATAGTTTCCCAGAACGGTTACATTTAATTACGTTCTTGCGGCAGTCTTCAATTTCTTTAGCAGGTTTCTTGTTCTTAGCCTGATACTCTGCCCAGGCAATAGCAGCACTATAGTTACTTATCATTCTGCAAGGCCTCTCTGAATCTGTCCAAGCACTGAGCAAGCCCATTCTGTAACAAGGTCACTAGAGTTAATTGCTTCTACGGAATCAATTCCATGATAGGCAGCATACAGAGCTTTAATCATGTCTACGGTTACATTATCAATGCAACCGTCCATACTGCAGTTCTGTTTGAACTCTGCTTTAGCCTGATGCACTAGCAGCTTTCTAAATAGTTTAATCAATCTTGCAAATTTCATATTAGTCCTCCTCAAATAGACTTAATGCAGGGCACTACTGTCACTAGTACCCTGGTTAAATCTACTTACCCATCTTAGCTTTGAGAGCAGCAAGCTCAGCTTCGAGAGCAGCCATTCTAAGTTCATCAGCAGTCTTAGGTCGGACAAAGTCGAAGGCAGCTAGAGCAACCTTGTTGTTAAGACATGCTTTACGAATCTCTTCCCAAGCAGCAATCTCTTCTTCAGACAAGACCTTAGCCTTAGGCTTAGAGCTTCCACCGCCACTGGAATGGTTGTCACGATAAGAGTTATAAGTGTCAACCTCTTCCTTAGTGTAGAACTTGTACGAGAGTCTATAAGTAGTTCCATCGATGACTACACTAGGTGCAGATGACCCTGTATAGAGATTCGTACGTGGAAGCTTCTTGATTGCTTCTACGAGTTCCATTGACTTAGCATCTGTTTTATCAAGAGTCTTGTTAGGGAGCAACTTGATACCATCAAAGGTGATGAGTTCACCTGACTTGTTGTACACTGGGTTTACTACCTTCAGTGTTGTCTCTTTCTTCTCTGCCATAGTTAACCTCCTCTAGGCAAGTGTAAAGTATTTTCTAGGCCCACGAGTCCAGATTCTTGCACCGAGAACGCGGGTCCAGGTTCCACGTCACGAGAGCAAGTGGACTGGCTTCTTGAAGAAGGACCTCGGACGTTCAGAACTAGGCTTCTTCTAAATGTAGCAAGTCCTCTAGTATAGGGCTCGGGCTTATAGCTTTTTTATTTTATTTTTTATTTGTGATATATTATACACGAACGTATAATCGTGACCGTAGGTTAACATACACAGAAATTTTTTTTCCAGTTTCCCGGACAAATAACCCAGGGCCAAGCACCTACCACTTGGCACAAGAAGCAGTGAATATCAACGGCCTGGAACGTGGGTCGCGCAACAAGGAACACGAACAACAACAAGTCAGTTCTCGAACGTTACTCATGATACATGTTACATGTTACCTGACAGTTTAAAAATTATGAATGTACTAAAAATTTTAAGCTTTTATTTTTATATATTCAGAGAAAAAAATTTTTTATGACATTGACAATTTTTAAATTTTAAAATTTCAAATGTATACATTCACAGTTTCAAAACTGCAAGTAACATTTGCACTGCACTTGTTGTTGGACCTAACCTGCTTTTCTGCAAGTTACCAGTGCAACGCACTTGATGTCCTTTGTTCTTGTTCCGGGAGTCTTTTCTTTTTTTAGCACATTTACAATTTTCTATTATAAGTGTTAAAATTAGAATTGGAGGATTGACATGATTGAAGTGAAATGTGACGGTATAAAAGATACCTTGTTCCTTAAGGACTTAGTTCCTTTTCAAGGTGACTTGAAAAAGCGCACCGATGATGATGTCGCAGCATTAGCCAAGTCTATAAGTGACGAGGGTCTTTTAATGCCGTTTGTTGTATGGCGAAAAGAGAAGCAGAACTTCTTACTCGATGGTCATGGTCGATTGCAAGCATTGCGTAGCATTCCAGAGACTGATAAGCAGAAGTTTCCTGTTATCTTCGTTGATGCAGCTACTGAGGAAGAGGCACGTAAATCTTTGTTACAGATTACTTCTTCCTATGGTAAGGTTACAAAGAAAGGCGCAGCACAGTTTACTGCGACTATCAAAGGGTATAGAGCACCGGCAATCAACAAAGTGTTGTATCGACCAGTGAAGCCTAAGAAGATGCCTGTTATACCTGCACCTAAACCTGTAGCTGATGAAGGTGACCTGATTCTTAAAATCGCTGTGCCGGCTGACAAAGAAGCAGCTATTAAAGACCTTCTTAAAAACATTGAATATGTAAAGGTATTATAATGGATGATGAAGAGCTGATTGAAGAACAGACAGAGGAACAAGTTAATCAGGTATCAGATGCCCAGCAGTCTTTTACTGCGTCAGTGAAGAAGATGTTCTTTACAGATGCAGAAGGTATCGGTGAACAGTCTGACAAGGTGATTGTAGCGCCTAAGGACGTTTACACAGCAGCATCTGAAGAGAACGAGTCACTGGAGACATTTGTTCGTAAGGACCCTGACTATGCAGTACGTCTAGCAGAGTCTGTGGTAGCTTACTGGAGTAACGTATTATCATCAGTAGCAACCTCAGGTACTTTGACAGCTGAGGATGAGAATGGCAACCCAGTAGAGTATGCAATCACCAAGAATCAGGCTAAGATGATTGACTTGCGGTTAACACAAGCTAACAGAGAGCTTGACACAGTCAATGAGTTGGCTATCATGGTATTCCGTGACGGTGAACAGAAGAAAGACCACATGTTACGTAATATGTATCATCAAGCTATCCGCAAGGGTAATACACGTATGATGATGTACTTGATTGACCGTGTAGAGGGACGTCCTGGAGAGACTAAGACAGTTGACCTGGATTACGATAACGCATACAACATTTACATGATTATTCATACACTGTTTGACAAGCAGCTTAATGTATTGAACAGTGGCTCTGGTACTAAGCTCATTTGTTGTTCTCGTCGTGCAGGTAAGACACACATGTTGGTTGCAATCTGTTTGATTGAAGCTCTTCGCAGACCTAATACAACAATTATCTATATTGGTGAAACAATGGAGCTTACTGAAGGTTTATTTGATAAAGCAGCGAATGACATTATCAATGCCTGCGGCTTGAAGGATAAACGTGGTAAGCGATTTAATTGGAAGAAAATTGACAATGGTTCCAAGGTTCTGATTCGAGGTTTGTCTAATACAAAAGACCCTGACCAGATTCGAGGTAACAGTGCCAAAGTAATTGTAATTGATGAGTTCTTCCATTTGAAAGGTGAATTACTTCAGTACTTGTATGATGAAGTTCTTCAGCCTATGCAGATGGACTTTGCAGACGATTACAAGTTTATTTGTGCAGGAACACCACCGTCAATTAAACATACATTTGGTGAATACGCTTGGAGAAACTGGGAAGTCGATAAGTTCCAGTGGACCTGGCGTGATAACCCACATCCAGTAGCCCTTGAGAAACGTAAGGAGTACGTTGATAAAGTACTCAAAGAAAAGGGACTTACTTGGGAAACTCCTTTTGCACGTCGTGAGTATAATGGTGAATGGGCTTATGATGATGATCTTATCCTTTACCCAGATTATCATACTTATAACCCTCGTGACATTATCCCTAAGATGCATGTAGACTTGATCCTCTTTGGAATCGACTACGGTGTTGGTGATAATGATACATTGATTGGTATTGCATGGGATTCTACAGAATCTCGTGGGTATGTGTTCTGGGAGGATAAGTTTAATCGTCTTGACATTAAAGACAGAACAATTTCACAGTTACAATATTTACGTGGTCAGGTTAAGAGTGCATGGCGTACAGCTTTGGACTTCTTCCCTAACATGGAACCATTTGAAGCTAACAAGCGCATCTTGTGGGATGCAGATGATAGCGACCAGCACTTGACCGATGATATGAATATCAACGTACATTTAACTGGTGAAAAGTACGATACACTTAAACTCCAGATTCAGAATGCACATAAAACAGATAAGCTCATCATGCAGGATAAGATTAAAGACTTGTTACGTACAGCAGGCCTCCTTCTTATTGAAGGTGGTAAGACAGCAGATGAGTGTGATAAGACAGTACTTAGAAGGGGACCTAATGGAGAGGTTATCCCTGAAGTTGATAATAAGGTATATCACCCAGACTTACTTCCAGCTATGCGTTATGCATTGTGGAATGTTCTTGGTGAAAAATAGGAGGAATAAATATGGCAAAAGTAAACAGGTACAATACTACAGCTGAGAAGGAAGCAGCTGACAAAGAGCGTACAAAACTTGAGATTAGTAGCAAAAATAAAAACACACCGAAGGCGACTGAAATGCCTAAGTTCAAGCATAAGGGTATGTCTGAAGAACGTTTCGACGAAATTGCTTCAAAGATTCGTAAAGGTGAACGTGTAAGTTTTGCAGAGATGTCAGAGCTTGCAAAGGTAGGCATTGATCCTGATGAATTTATAGAAACACTTAGTAAAGCTGTTACAACAAAATATGATGATGACCCATCTATTTCTACAGATAACAGTGTACTTGATGAGTATCATCCGGATGTAGCAACGACACATAGAATAGAAGAGTACTTTACAGGTAATCCTGAAGGTGAACAGCTTTTCAGGTCAATGGAAGCTTATCGTGATGCTGCATTTGATGCAGGTAATTCAGATAAAGACATTGACGAAGCATTTGTAAAGTGGGGTAAGGAGAATGGCCTTACAGCATATCTGCGTAAGGTAGTACCAGAAAAAGAGTTCAAAGAAGCAGTAAGACAAGTAAAGAACTTCTTTACAAAAGACAGTTCACAGAAAGTACGTGACATTAAAAAAGAAGAAGCTAAGTGGCATAGAAAAGAGAAAACTGGTCAGAAGGCACAGAATACTGCAAATAAGTTCTTTGACCTCCAGGACCGTTCAGAAGATGAAATTATTGCATTAGCTTTGGATAAGAAGCATCCTGACCATGACGCTGCAGCTACTATAGTAGGCAATGATCCTACTTTGATGGGCAAAGCATTGACTAAGGTACCGCGTGATGAATATTCAAATTGGAAGTATTACTTTAAACAGCGTCCAAAAAATACTGCTAGGACCTCACAGGAAGTAGCAGGTGCAGAAGGCACATCTGGTACTAAGCGTTTATTTGACCTTGGTGAAGCTATTAATGAAATTAACTTAGGTAAGCGTTATTCTAAAGAAGAATGGCAGCAGATGTTAAAAGACAATCCTGATGAAGAGTTCACTATTACAATTAACCGTGACCCTATCCACAAAGAAAAGGATGACCTTTGGAATAAGCAGATGTCTGTATCTTGGAATAAAGGTCAGAACGTTGCTAAGGTTAAAGGCCTTAAAGCTATGGGGGACTTCCTCGTTGGTACACATGGTCATGCTCGATTTAACGAAGGGGCTTCATTTGGAAGTGGTGAACGTACAGAGTCAGAAGCACAGTTTGCAGATGACGTATCTAAGATGATTAGTACTGGTGACCCACGTGTTGTTTACAAGAATATTTATGGTGACGGTTCAAAGGATGAAGAAACTGAGCCAAAAGAACGTAAACCTACAGTTACTGAAGATAAGCTTGTAGAACAGGGTAAAACTGAGAAAGACGTATCACTTAAGTACTATGATAAAATGTTTAAGCAGACAGGTGAAGAGTTACAGGCAGTACAACAAATGCTTACAGAGCTTGACCCTGAAAGTGATGCTTACACAAGATATAAAGCTAAAGAAGCTACATTATTTGAGCTCTTGAACAAGTATAGAGATGCACGTAAGAAAGAGCTTATTCCTTCTTGGCGAAAGAGACATAATCTTAATAACCCAGCTTTTGATGAGTTCCTTGAGAATGATGATAATAGAAAGAAAGTTGCTTCTGCATTTAATAAACTGGATGCATGGGCTAAGGACCATACAGAGACAGTTGATATGCACACTGACTTTGACATTGCGCTTTCTAATGCAATTCAGGCAACTGCAAAAGAACTTGGTGTACCAGAAGAAGAAATCAAAGACACAATAAGCGAAGCAACTGCTGGATTGAATGAACGTAAAGTAAATAAGAATGGTGTTGCAGGTAAGTTTACACCTGGCGCTATTCGTCAGACAATACGTAATATTAAAGAGAATGCAGATGCTGACCGCAAAGAGGGTGGTGATAATAAAACTATCTGGACAGCTCTTGATGAAAACCTTGCTCTTCGTTGGGACAAAGACTTGCAGGACCGTGTAAACCGTCGCTCAGCACTTTCACCTTTACCTTACAAAGATGTCCTTGGTGATGAGATGTATGAAGATTTGTTTGGTGATACTACATCACAGTTCAAAGCAGCAGGTTTAACTGATGATGAAATAGCTGCTCTTGATGACATTAATCGGATTCAGCGTGAAAGGGGCATCAGTATTAATCAGGTAGTATTTGACCCTAAAAAGGGTACCTATGTACTTAGCTTGAATAAGAATGCAGATGGAAGTGACAGAGATACTTATACACGGCATATCCCTGGAAAAGGTGGCAGAGTGCAGAGTGTTAAGGTAGGCGGTAATAATAAGAAGTATATAAATGATACATACGTTGACTCAAGTGGACAAGTGCATCAGGATACTTTACATAATCGCCTTAGTTATAATGATGCAGAAAGAAAACAGGAGCAAGATAAGTTGAGCGGCGTAGCAGAAGACTTTGCAGAACGTCAGAAGGATGCAGACAGACGTAATGATGCAGCAAGAAAAGCAAATAAAGTAGAAGAGCGGGAACTTGCAAATAATGCACAAAATTATTTGCAGAATGCTAAGGATGATGAAGCTTCTGGTAAAGCAGCAAAGAATGCACAGGAGTCACGTCAAGAACATGCTGACTTTGAGGCAAAAGCTAAAGCCGACAGAGAACGTAACGCTAAGTCGTTTACTGGTACACCTGATACTTCTATCGAAGGTATCTATGCTTCTGAACAGACACGTAAGCTGGCAGAAAAAAATAAGACAGCTAAGGATAGAGCTAAAGAGTCTGCAAACAATCTTGATATGGCAAAGAAGCAGGGCGTAAGTGGTGAAGCACTTGCAAACCTCGAGAAAAACAAACGGCTTGATGAAGCTGATGCCAAGGCAGCTAAAGAGCGAAGAGAAGCTGAAGAAGCTCGTAAGAAAGCAGAGCAGGAACAGCGTGAAGCTGAAGAGGCACAGAAGAAAGAAGAGGAAGCACGTAAGGAAGCTTGGAAGATTATAAGTCGTCAGTTGGCTGAATTAGGAAGGTTCAAATAATGGATAAGCATGAAGTAAGTATCTTGCAGCAGCTCATAGCAATACACTATGAGCAGGTAAAGAAACGAAGAGCATTAAGAATATTAGAGAAGCAGTCATGGTCAGTAGACTTTTTAACAATGCTACTGACTAAGGCAGCTAAGGCATCCGGTACTCAGTTATCATTGATGGTAGAAAATAAAGATGGTCAGAAGTTTGTGCTTACAGCAGACGGCTCTAAAAAAGCGCAGATGGATGAAGATGATATTTTCAATCATCTTGATAACGAAGCAGCTGTACAAGAATATATCACACAGCATAGTAGGAGATAAGTAAATGGTAGAATACATATACGACAAAGTAGAGGGCATGTCACGTCCTACGCTTTATCCAGGTGAGTCTTCTGATGATTGGGAAATTCCAGAGGGTTCAGAAAAACTTTACAACAAACTTAATTCTATTATAGAGCAGAAGTATTCACGTGAATATTTAAAAGTATGTGCATTCTATAATAAGATGTTTCCATCACTTAAGTCAGCACCATGGGAACAAACATCATATAATACTATTCCGTTTACTACTTGGGACCAGGAAAGAAGTGACACTGGTACAGGTATTAATTTTAACTATCTCAAGCAGATTGTCGACCACATTACAAGCCGTATTGGTACAATCTCATTTGTACCTGCCCTTGTATCTGAGGACCAGTCTCTTGAGTACATTGTGTATAAGGATGAAGCTGAACGTGTTATCAGAACATTGATGCGTCGAGATGACTTTAACCGTAAGTCACTTGAAGCATTCCACAATGCATCTGTACTTTGCTTTTCACATGTATTCATGGACCCTTGGACACATGAGCTGGTTAAGGCATCTGATTATGAAATTGGTATGTTTGAAAGTCAATTTAATAAAGGTGAAGTTATCCAGATGCTTTACCGTGATTATGCTTTCCCTGTTACCAAAGTTTATAAGTATATTAATCAGGAAGATGACGAAATCATAGAAATGCTTAAAGACAAGACAACGGTTGACTTTAAGATGTATATCGATGCTGATTCAAGTAAAGCTTATGTTACAATTAACAATAAGACACTTGAACCTATTAATTATCCATTTGACCATGTTCTTATTGACACATTCTCATGGGACACTGGTTTCAGTAAGGTTACATCGACTTCACTGTTTGATTTGCTTTATCCATGTCAGCGTGAAATTAATAAGATTGCTGCAAAGATTCAGCAGCTTATTAGAAACTACAAAGGTCCAATTCCAGTGTTTAATTCGTCTGTTGACCTTGCTATGAAGGAGATTACTAATGGAACTGGTGAGTGTTTGTATGTTAACAGCCAGCGTGCTGCTGATAATTTTGTTACGGTAATTAACCCAACACCACTTGACCCACAGTTATCTGCAGAGATTCAGAATTATAAAACTGCGATGTATGAGCTTAGTGGTATGTCACAGACATCGTTTAACATGGATAATATGCGTAGTGCAGCTGCAGTTGTTGCACTTGACCAGACTCGTGATACTGTATTCCAGGCACAGCTGTCCGGTATGGCTGACTTCATTAAACGTGCTTTGATGATGTATGTTGAATATTTTGCTAAGGTAAAAGTAGATGATGACAGAGAACGTGAAAATGTTGACTGGGAAGCAATGTATAAGCTTATGAAGTCTAGTTATGTTGACCTTAAGCCGGTACATATTAATGACTTGATGAGTGACGAAAATGCGGCTAAGCAGGAGCCTATTCCAGACTATACAAGTCAGGCTATTTCACGTGTAGCTTTGAAAGTTATTAAAGGTGAATTGACATATGACAATATACCTTATTGGTTGAACAAACAGCAGGTTACTATGTGTATGGCTGAGCTTATGTTGAAGTTTGAAGCTGTAGGTATTGAAGTGCCTGTTACATTACATTACTATATGATTAGTGCATACCTTGATGCAGTTAAACGTGGGGAGGTACAGTTATAATGGACGGCGGACAGAAGATTAAAATTAATTTGGAATCACCTCTTGATACTAAGAGTTCAGATATGATGGTGTCTGTGCAGGACCCAAGATTTGCACACAATAGACAGAGATACCAGGGACATGTACTCCCAACGTCATTACGCTTTGAGCATGACGGTTGGGCAGCAGGCTGGTATGTATATCAGTTTGACTTTGAAGGTGGATATATCTACTCAGATAAGTCTACTAGTACTACATGTCCTTATATGGCAGCGTCTCGTGTAAAAATAAACAATTTCCCTACTTATGTTATTTCATTTAGACCTGCAGATAGAGATGCTATTACAGGAGCATGGTCAGTAGACAAAGCTAAAGAGTTTCAGATTTGGTTTAACGATAAGTATGAATTCTTGCAGCATACTGACGTTACAGTAAATAACATGACTTCAGATGGAAAGTATACTAATATCAGTTTGTCTTATAACAATCAGGTTGGTAGCTTCCAGTTTGAAAACATGACAACAGAAATTGTCAGTGACTCAGATGCATTAGTAATGGACTTTGAGAATATCAATGGTGCAGGCCGCGTTACAGCTATGCTAACTGATACAGCTACTAATTGGGAAGACTCATTTGACGTAGCAGTACCTGCTTCAGCTACAGGTCTGGAGTTTACTGGTGTAAATACAAAGTATGATGAAAGTGTATACGTTTGGACAGTAGACGGTTTGACAGGTACCGAGATATATGGTAGAGCTGGCAGTGATAAGTCATACCGTTCAAACGTTTCTTTTTCATGGGCTGACTGGCAGACACAAGCTTATGTAAATGCTACATTGACTTTTACTTTATCTGTACCAGCTACTTATAGTTATATAAGTGGCAATCCTATTTTAACAAGTAGTGAGCCTTATATTAATCAGATAAGTACAAAGCCATATTCAGATAACCCAGAAGAAAATACAGTACAAAGTAGAGGATACTATTGTAATAGTGTTGTGGTGGCAGTAAATACTACAAAAGACAGTGTGCCATTTTATTCTGCTGATACTACACCTGTTTCTTATGAGACCTTTAGTTTTTATTCACATGCAGTTGGCGGCTATTACTATGAAAATGACACAGTTCCAGATGTATATTTTAAGTCAAGTGCATTTGTTGCATCAGGCTATGTTAAGGCAGGCTCGTTTATACAGAAGCATGCTACTTGGTTTGATGGCAAAGATAGAACTATACTAGTAGATGTAGGTATTCAGTTAAATAATTATACTTTTGCAGAAGATAGTTCTGGTCTAGGAGGAGACAGAGTATTACAAGGAGTACCTACAAGTAACTTAGTAGAGTCGAATTTATCTGGTATTGACTGGTCAACATCGGATAACTTACGTAGAATAATATTATATCCAGGAATAAAAGAGACAGTTTCCAGAGATAGTTCTAATACTGTTACTTCAGCAGGTTTAGCGATAGCATGGGATACGCCTAAAGCAAGTTATTATTACTTTAATATGCAGCATGCTCGGGTATATGTGGAATTAGACCTTAAATCTATTTTAGGCATTAATGTAGAAAATGACGTTAATCATTGGTTAGCAGGTTACTTTTTTACACCTGTATTTATGGACCCAGGGTATCAAGTGCCTGTTGAAACTACATCTGGAACATCATATGTTATAAAGTATGGCGGAACAGTAAAAATACCAGCAGGTTCCACTATGAGCATAGCTATTTGGGATTATGATACCGGTGAGTTACTGGTTGAGCCTAATTTCATTGATCAGTCTGCTGATAATGCTAGACTAGCTGGTATTGTTACAAATGATTCATCTTGGCATGCTATGATTGAATTTCCAGAGACACCGGCCAATTGGCGGTTTAATACACGATATTATTCGGCTGGTACAGGTGCTAATTCATCACTTGATAACAAGATAGTTTCAACGCGCGTGGCTGCTGATGGGCTTAGTATTACTTATGATGGTGCACACTATTCAAGTACAAATGACTCTAATGCTTTCTGTAATGTTTTGATGTCAGTAGTTGGTTATATGCCATATGTAGGACAGCGGGGTGCTGAGTTAAGCTATTCTACATTACCAGATAGCTCACGCTACACACCATTGCCTAGAATGACCACGCTTGATGCTTCAGCTAGTTCAATAGTTACATTATTACACCATGTATTAACTGGAACAGGTGACTTATACTATGTACCTAAACCTTTAACACAGCAGGCTACAGCTAAATATACAACTAAACTAATAACATACTTACAAAAAGCCAGTGATTTTAGTGACATGTTTGGTACCCAGACAACAGCATCATTAGGTTCAGAGAGTGACTCAGAAACTTCTTATACTTATAAAAAAGTTGACGTATCAGTATCCGCAGGTTCCGCACAGATTACATATCGTACAGCTGGGCATTATTTTATGGCCTGTGATGAAGATGGAAACTTTACTAGAGAGTGGACCGATTCTTATGAAGTACCTTTTGTAAAAACAGAGTTAAGTCTGAACAGTATAGATGTGCCTAGTGAAGCAGTAACGTCATACTTCTCAGCGCCTCTATATGCTAAAAAACAGCTATCTTATACAGCTGATGCTGATGTACAAGTACGTAGTGCTGATTTATCAACACTAAAGAGCAACTTAAATGCAGCAGAGTTTGAGGTAGCTGTATCATCTACGGATACTGTAGAGGTTAAAACATTTGCAGCAAATGTCAATACACCAGTGCTAGTATATTATTCTAGTACTAAAGAATACGAAGTTACTACTGAGGTTGATTGGAGGGTACCTGACTTAGATGAAGCATATGCACAGCAAGAGTCATGGGTACCATCTTATAATAATGCAAATTATAAGACAGTAACACAGCCAGTTACGTATTCTAGTGACTCGCCTACAGAGTCTACAGAAGAAGAATTAACTCTAAGTCAGTCATACCCTGTAGGTATTGACATGGATAGTTTCTTTGGTGAGCAGTTGCCTCCAGTAAACATGCTACTGTCTTACGATATCTCAGCTCAGACTGTAACATATAATGATGCTACAAGTAGCTTAACATATAACTATGCAACTGCTACGTATAGTATGAAAATCATGGGGCTTGATGTAGAGGATGAGACAGTAAACATCACAGCTAAAGAGCTTGATGCATCATGCAAGAACTTCTTATATAACAATTTAGCATGGAACCAGTACCTGCGTACACGAGTATACTTCAAGCCAAAAGGTCCATATAAGTATTTGACATATGATGATACTGTATGGCATACTTACAGTGTAACAGGTAATGATTATACATTTAGCTTGAATGGTTATAGAGGTGGTGATCCTTATGGTGATAAGGACAACCCTGTCGACTTTACTTTCCACTTTGATGATTTCGCGAGTGCTGACCCTGCAAAACTTGTATATAAGTGTACTGATACACGTGACAGTAGCGTTACAAAAGAACTTGGTACTATTATCACTAAAGATGAAATGCAGGTTGTGAAGCAGCTTTGGGATCCAACAGTTGCTACAGAAAACTTCTGGTGGCTCGATGACCAGTATGTTCTGTCACTTACTAAGTCTGCTTTTGTACTTAGTAAGAAAGATGATGGTAATCTTGACGATTGGAATGGTGACATCTGGACACAGGAAAAGACCTGGTATAGAGGTGACTTTATACCTTCTGATGTAACACAGTTCATGGTAACATCTGCAAAAGATTCTACAGGTCTGTTACTTACATTTGTTGCTATGGATGAAGCTACACTGCGAATTAATGTATATGACCCATTGTCAAGTACTGATATGCTAGAGCAGTCAGAGTACTATGACATTGAAATTAATCGTGTTGCTATAGGTAGTATGCTTAATGTAGACAAATATAAGCTCAATTCATACTCTGAGTTTACAGCTTCTACATTGCTTGCTGAGGCCAGAATTTCTGCTACACATATTGATGGTAGAATTATAATCGGTATTCAGTATGATAGAAACATGTGTCAGTGGGCTATTATTATTTCTAACAATTCATACAGTATCATTCAGGGGTATGGTTGTGTAGGTGTTGATGGTTCTTTAACTGGTGGTATGATACCTGCTGAGTATTTTGATAGTACTTATGGATTTACTGGTACTGTTAAGCATCTTAAGACACTTGAAGCAGAAGATAAAGATGATGCAACGCTTGCAGAGTTTAATGCTTTTGAAACACGAATTGTTGGTGATGAAAACCAGCAGTGGTATATTTGTAAACAGCTTACTGGTATTGTGTCACATCTTAAGTATACTAATGGTAGTTTTGCTGTGAACACATTACCGCTGTCAAACAACTATGCTCAGGTATATAAGAGTCCGTCGTTTATTAAGTATATGGCTTATGACTTTTTATTGCAGACAAAGACATTGCTTTCTTTGTTTGGTAGTGTTACTAATACTATTATAACACAGATAGTGTCAGCTATTTCAGGTGGTACAATATACTTTATCAGTCCATATACAAATATAGCTAACTACTTACAGCAGACTCTTGGTCAGTATGCGTATGTACATTATAATAGTACATCTAGAGGTAGACAAGGCAACAAGGCATATAAGGAACAGACTCTTGATAACGCAGGTCTTGACATAGAAACAGCTAGTAATGATTTTCACGTTGACCCAGTTACACAAGATGACCTGTCATTTGACGTGCTGCATATCTCACAGGAGCAGGACTTTGGTGATAGCACCTGGGCTGATATGCTTGGTATTCTTGGAAGAGTATTTGTTTCGTCTCTTGACATGACTGTGTCACCTACATCTGTAAATACAATGCAGAATCAGTCAGCTGTATCTGATATAGGTAAGAAGTTTAGTCAGGCGTTCTTGCAAAATATTAACAGTATGTCTGTAACAGGTTTCAACCAGCAGTCAACAACTCCTGCTCTTAAGTCAGAAGTTACTGCTGTAAAGACACTTGACATGTTCTATAGTACATCTGCTGACCAGAAGTGTTTCGCAGGTCCAGGTTATGTAAATCATCAGTTTGTAGCTCAGTGCACAGCGCAGTCAGTAACATCTGTACAGGCTGAAGCACAGCAGACACAGGTTTACTTAATGCTTAAGTCTGTAACTTTGTGGACACATAAACTTAATATTGCTCTTTGGAAAGCACTGGAGGATGTAGCTTTACAAGGTATACAGGCACAGGGTGGAACACCATTTCTATTAGCCGGTGTTGCTTCAGGTACTTCTTACGGATGGCTAGTATCACTTATATTATCAGTTGCATGGGGTGCGTCAGTAATAGGGCATCGTACAGCTGTTGTAGCTGAAAAAGTAGTAAGTGAGCTTCTCGATGACTTGTTACCAAATGGCGTACAGGTAAATATCACTGCTAAAGTGTCACGGCATAATTATGACATTGAAGGTAAGCATGCTTACGGAAGTAAGTCAGAATGTTTTATGTGGCCATGTTATGATTGTAAATCTGCTACATATACAGATGAAACAGTTGAAGCAACTACACAGAACAAACCTTGGCCAATGAAGTTTCCTTCAGTAGAAGGCACAACATTATATAAGACTATACTTAATTCAAAACCAGGAACAGCTACAGAGTCTACTCCATCAGGGTTTAGTCAGGATATTGATTACTTTATTGCTTCATGTAAAGGTACACAGTCAGTAAAGAATCTTCCAGCAGATATGGCATATGTTATTGGTGCTGAAAGCTTCATGCCTACTGTAGCATTTAAAAATGAGAACATTGGTGAAAGTGAGCCTGTGTTTACTATTCCACCTATCCAGGACTACATACTTGATAATGAGTGGAATCTGTCAATGACATGTACTGAAGGTAAAATGCTTTGGGTATCTTGTAAAGATACTAAGTTGTTTGATGGACCTTATAGTAATGTTATTGTTACTGATTCATTCTGTGGTATTGCAGCACCTCATATTGCAGTAGAAGTAAAACGTGAAATATCACAGGACTACACTCGACCTTATGCTGTATCACCAGATGTAATTGCAGTTAACATGACTGGTTTGAACGTTGCTTATGAAGAAAAGATATATCATGCGTTTGACGGTTATGGTTATCGTATTGTTGATTGGCTTGGTTCTGCTGGTATGAATAAAGAACATTATACATGGCAGTATTGTTTTCAGAAGAACGACAGATTTAAGAGAAGTACTAAACTTCCACCAAATCAGTTCCTTGGAAACTTCCAGTCGTCACCTTCTATGTCAGTAGATATACATGATGACTTGTATAATGAAATTGCAGTTGTGTCAAATGGTAAAGGTGTACAGGCTGTAGTTGCAGGTGAAGATAGAGACCAGCAGCGTTACTCTATTCCAGTGTTTACTGAGATTGTAAGTAGCTTGCCTACAATCGTAAAGTCTCTGTCACCATATAAACTTGCAGTCTTTGATGGTATTACCTCATTGACAACAGATAGCAGAACTATTCTTAGTGAGTACAAGTTACCTGTGTCAGTTGACTTTACAATAAATACTGTAATATACAGAATGACTAATGAGTACATCTGTACAGTTGAACATGTAGGACCTTCTGAAGTTGTAACACCAATAGTACCTGCTCTAGGTCTCACATTCCTTGGAGCGTCACCTTATGCTGCTTATCTGTATAATCAGGCTACACGTCAGTACTTCGTATATACAGGTGGTATGAATCTTAAGGCTATGGAGATGTTGGAGCGTTTCCGTGACATCAAGTCAGGCTTGTATGACTTCATTAATCAGGACGTTACAATGCCTTGTCTTGCTACATTTGACAGACTTGACAGTGAAGTGCAGGACGATGATGATGAAACAGATAACATTATTGTACCTGTATTTAATAATGGAGTAGCCGCACGAGAGGTTACACCTCCTGTGACAACTATCTTCAATACACGGTCATGGTTTAAGACAGTAGCATTACCAGCTGGTGTATGTTATCAGGGACCAAATAGATGTATAATTAATAGGTATGTATGGTCAGAGTACATGCTTGACGACATTGTAAACAATAAAGGTAAGTGGGTAAGAGTTCCTCGTGAAACATATCACCCATTCCGTGACTACAGAACAAGCTATAGTAACATTTCTACAAATGTAGAAACAGAACTGTCAGGTTGGACACACAACCCGTTCCTATTAGTTACTGCTCCGTTAGGCGTAGCAGAAGAAGTAGACTGCATGTTTGAATGGGAGATTACGTTTGCTTGGACTGTTGAAATGGAAAAGATTATTGCTGAGAATGAATATGTTACAGTAAACGTTGCCGCAGAGACTATGACACCTGGCGGTAAGTTAGTTGCACGACCAACACATATCTTCCTTACAAAGGAACTGTTTGCTAGGTCTGGTAATTTTGGTTACTACAGCTTCAGGTATCAGAGTAAGAATGGTGCAGGTAACCGTGAAAGATTACATATTTGGTCAGATGGTTATATAGCTATATCTGGTTTACAGCTTGAATATAAACCTATTACAGAGAAACGTAACGAGATTCTTACACAGCAAGCTGATGTAAAGGGCTATAAGGAAATGTAGTTTTAATACATTTACAAATTGGTAATGAGTAAGTATAATTTAATGGAGGAAGATGGAAATGGATTTTTCGAACTTGTCAGATAGAGATTTATATAACTTGTGGTTAAACAAAGCTACATTAAATCCAGCTGACCGTACAGCTGTTATACAGGAATATAATACTCGTAATGCGTCAGGTAACTTCAATCCAAATAGGTCTACAGTACAGCCTACTAGTACTCCTGTACAGGTTAATGTACCTGACCCTACTGTAGGTGATGTTCCACCTGCATCTGCAAGATATACGCGTCCTGATACTGTTGCACCAGCTCAGGTACAGCAGGATGCAGTTGCACAGCAGATGTCACAGGCACAGGCAGAACAGGACGCACGGAATGTTCCACTTGATGAAGTAGACTATATGGGTATTCAACCATTTGATGATTGGGTGCAGACAGTGCCTCCTGAACAGTTAGCTAAATATGAAGCTGCTGAACAGCCTCTTCCTGAACAGGTGCCTGCTAAAGCTCCTGTGAATAATAGACAGTGGACAGCTCCTGCACAGAAGCCTGCAGGTATGCCTTCAAGAGTATGGGAACAGTTGAACCCATCAAGTAGTACAGAGACTACTGTAGAGTCACATGTTGTACCAGAAAGAGAACTTGAGTCAGCTAAGAATCCTTATCTTGGACCGACAGTACAGGACCCAAAATCTTATACTCTTGAAAACATGGACAAGCTTAAGTCTCCTGAACAGCTTGCAGAGGAAGAAGAGAAAGCTAAGAAGACTACAGATAAAATTGAAAAATCTGAAGAGAAACGTCAGAAGATAAAAGATAAAGTTACAGACTTATCACAGTCAGAAGCACTAAGTGACGGCGCAACTTCAGTCGCAACAGGTGCTGCTTCTATGTTAGCTGATGCTGCAAATTTTGGTGGTAGCATCGATCCATCAGGTGAATCTACTTATGCAAGAGAACAGGCTGATATACAGGCTAAGCAAGCTGCTTTGATGGACGCACGTCGTCAGGCAGCAGATAGAATCTGGAATCGTGACCTTAAAGCTGAAGCTGATAAAAAAGCTGCAGCAGGTGCTGCTGCAGAAAATGCACAGCGTGTTGCTAGTACAGCTGCAGGTGAAAGTACTGTTGGTCAGCGTGGTGTTAAAGCTGCTGATTATAACTACGAAGAACAGCGAGCTGATAATGCACGTAAAGAAGGCACAGAACTTTCTAAAGATGCTAATCAGTATCAGATGGCTGCTATACAGAGACAGTCTGATGCTGCAGGCATAGACTATGATTATAATAAGCAGCGTGGCATAAATAATGCAGCTACTAGACTTAATATGGGTGGCAATGCTGCAGCAGGTACTACTAAATCAAATACTGGTACTACACCAATGCCTGGAGAAACACCTGACAAAAAGCCAGTTGAGGAAGAAGCAAAGCAGGAAGAGACAGCACCAAATACACAGGAAACAACACCTGCACCAAATACAACGCCTGCACCAAATACGCAGGGTGGTGAAAATAAGAATCAGGAAACAACTCCTGCGCCTCAGACACAGACAACAAATAAAACTGTAAATAATATTAACCCTACAGATGAAGCTATTAAACAACGTGAAGCTGCAAGAGTAGGTACAACTACACCACAGACACCTGCAGTAAACACAGATGAAAATGCACGTAAAAATGCAGGAGCTACAGGTGATGCAGCAGCACAGGCTAACTCACCTAATTCAGTGTCTTCTAGACAGAAAGCTTATGCTGATGCTTTGCATCGTTGGGCATATAACGTATCTAAGAAGTCAGGCGCAGAACAGAATCTTGCGTCTACACAGGAGCTTGAGAGATGGCAACGTCAGATAGAACAGGCTGGACAAGAAGCTACAAATGCAAGAATGACTGGTCTTCCTAAGTTTAACCTTAATGACTACAGTCCAGAAAATGTAGATAAAGTATGGAAATACGTACAACGTATTCAAGGAGGTAATTAATGGGTATAACTGAGACAGCTGGGCAAGTTGCAGAGTCAATAGCTACTGAACATTTACTTAATAAGTATCTTGATAAAATACTAAATAGTAATGACCCTGAAGATAAGGCAGTATTGACACGTGTAATTACTAAACTATTTGGTGACAAAGAGACACGTGAAATATATGACAATCTTGCGGGAAACTTTGACCCTCTTAAAGATGTAGATAAGTATACATATATGCCGATGAAACGTAAAGCAAAGAAGAGTGGTGAGCCAGAAACATCACAAGAATTGCTTGAACGTACAAATAACAAGATTAATTTGCAGAATATTCTTGGAGATATTGTCACAGGTGCTGGTTTAGTTGCTAATGCAAAAAATCAAACCTTGTCAAGAGTCTTTCAAAATAATGCAGCAACACGTTCAAATAGAGAACGTGAAGTGTATGGTGGTAATACAGCAGATAAAGTAGCTGCTATAGCAGCACCAGTTGCATCTGGGCTTGGCAGTGCAGAACAGGCATTAACAGGCCTTATAGCAAATCGTATTTATGGCAATGCTGCATTACGTAGACAGGCTGAAATGCAGGCTGTTATGGATGCTTATAACCGTAATGTTGGTGGCACAGGTTTATTCTTTGATGCGCGACGTAAAGCTGGTGAAGGCACACTTATGCCAAGTAATGCTGATAAGTAGGAGTTAGTATGACAGTAGATGAAGACACACTAGAGTACCTATTACGTAAAGCTTTTAAAGGACATGAGCAGGATTTGAATGCCTTTACGAAACAGTTTAACGATGACTATCAGGTACCTGACGAAGAACTAGATGATATACTTACACGTAGCGACAAGCTTACACCAAATGATGTAATGACATTGCTTCGTTTTGCAGGCCGTGACTTTGAGTACTTGCATGACCCAGAACCTGATGATAACAAATACATGGGATATGTACAGGACGCATTGAAATGTAGACAGATTCAGAAGATGATGAAGGAGCTTAAGTAATATGAACATGCAGGATATTTATCAGTATTACTTTAACGCGTTTAAAAATGATTTGCAGGGGCTCACTGATGGTAGAACAAAGAGACAGTGGTATGTCGGTAATACATCACGTGGAGCTGACAAAGCAGCACAAGCTCTTTTACCCCAGGATGATTATTCACGTGATATTGCATTGACTGCAGCACGTGATGCACTTAACGCATTTGGATTTAAATATGAAGATGGCCAGGGCAGACGTTGGCAACCTGTAAAAGAAGGTACTACATGGAATAGTAAGGACGCAAGCATAGTTGCTAACTCACAAGCTTTCGCAGCATTGGAACAGGCAAAGAAGAAACCTAAAGCTACAGAGCGAACACAGATTGCTAACATTAATAATGTACAGCAGAATGCGGTAACTATTGCAGAAGGACTTGTTAGTGCTCTGCAACAGGGCCAGCCTATAGACGCGTATGTCTCTATGATTCCAGAAGACGCTGATGATAAGTTCAAATCTGCTTTTATCTATACTATAGCAACCAAATATCCTGCTAAGTCACCTGAAGTAGCAAAAGAATTACAGACACTTGCACAGCGACATAAACAGAAGGCAGACCAGTATAATGCTGCACAGAAAGATAAACTGTCATGGGGTGATGTATCTGTATTATCAGGTAACGAAAAAACTGGAGGTAAGAAATGACATCAGAAGAATCAAAGCTTGTAGACTTACTAAGAAAGCTAGACCCAGTAACTGAAAACAAGGGTGATGAGAAAAAAGAAGCAACTGTAAAAAACTATATAGCTGCTGATAAGCCTACTACTACAGATAAGCCCGACCCAAATAGTGTAGCAAGTACTGCTGTATCAAATGACACAGCACAAGCATTACGTAGTACAGGAGGTACTGGTGTTAGTACACAGGCTGCTGGTGATATTGCACAGGATAGATATAAGCAGACAGGTGCACTTGCTAACAAAAATATCAACAATGACACTATACAAAATAGTGATTGGGAAAATTACAACAAGCGCAGTTATGATGATACATTAAATATGTCACGTCTTGCTAATGCTTTTAATGCACAGCGTGCTTGGTTTGCGCCTACTTTGAAGCCTATGTCACGTGGTGGTGAAGGTGGTGGTTATAGTCTTAACATTGTGCAGAACCCACAGCTTAATACAGAAGAGCAGCAGGCAATGGCTATCAATAGAGGATTAGCCGGACAGCGTGGCGCAGCAGAAGTTGAACGTCAAAACAGAAGTAGAAACATTCCTGTATCAATTGAAGAGGCTATTGCTAAAGGCACTGTTGATAGAGGTGTTCAGAGAGATATGCTTGATTTGGGTATGTCTCAGCAGATGATTAATGACGTTTGGAATAAGATGTATAATGGTGAATACTCTCAGAACTTCCAGGAAAGAATTGCACAGTACATGTCAGACCTTAAGCAGTACGAAACACAGGAAACATCAAAACAGTTGCTTGATATGTATGCTAAGAACCCTATTCTTGCAACAATGACTGCTCAAGCTTGGGGCACTCAGATGCCAAGTTTTGATACTTGGATAACACAGTCTAACATTGCAAGAGTACTACAGGATAGTGGTATATCACCAGATTCTCCACAGGCATATCAGCTGTTTAACATAACATCATATAGTATGGCTATGGATGCAGCTAGAGATGCTGCGTCAGCTGCAACTGGTATGGCAACTAATGCTATAGCTGGTTTGCATACTGGAGTTGTAAATAGAGGAGTTTGGCAGTAATGTTGCAGATAGATATAACACCATTAGCAAGTGATGCTCTTGAAGATGCAATGAAGCTTGCACAGACTAAGGCATTGAACAGCTATACGTTCTCAGACTGCATGTCATACTTGAACTATGCATGGTCAGATATTTATAATAGAATGGCTTGCATTGATTCTGGTTATTATAGCAAAACTGTACGTCTTACAAAGAAACTTACTAAGCTACCTCCGTTTGTAAAGAGTGCTGTTCATGTATATGCGGCTACACAGCAGCGAGATTATAATAGACTTGAGTATAGACCGTCAAGTCAATCTGACATTGCAAGTGGTAGAACGTTCTATATCTCAGGTACAGATTTGTATTGTCCTGATGCTGAACGTACTACAGTGTGGTTGGAGTATGTACCTCAGCCACCTCAGATTTTTTTCACATATCATAACCGTGACCCAAAGATATATAACAATGCGTATGAAGCACGTGAAGGTAAATCATCTATACTTAGCACTGTTACCAGAAGCTGTAATACTATTTATAATATGCAGTTGCTTAAAGCATATTATATTGAGAACGATGAACGTGTTTATATTGATATTACAGATAGAGATGTGTTACTTGAAAATGATAAAGAGTTATCATGGGTATTAGTAAACAGAGTTGATGAGACTGTTGAAGAGGATATTACTGACCAACTTACACATGAAAGTGAATATGGCGAATGGAAGCTTGTATTCATATCATGTGAATTCCCATATATTTTTGTGTCATACGAACACAGTGTTACTGGCGAGCATGTATCAGGTTTCTACACAAGAGACATGGAATGGACATTGTATAACCCATTTGAGTTCCAGGGGCTTAACTCTAACGTTGAATATGTAAGATGCTCATGGAATGATAAAACAGGTATGGGTGTAGTCATTCAGGACTATAATGACATTATAGACGATGAAGACTCACGTAGTAATGGTTATCCTCGTGTGAAAGAATTAGGCTGGACACCAGACACAAAGCTCATATACCCTGCTCCAGAGGTATATCGTTACTTAGTTGCACGCCTTGCAGATAAACTTGCAGCTCTGAATGAGAGTAATGTTATGGGTGTACAGAAAGAGCTGGTTGAATCAGAATATGCCTTTGAAGCATTCTTGAGCAAGAATAAAGCTTCGATGAGCCGTATCATTAATGTAAATCCTGCTTCACCAGGTGACTACTTGTAGGAGGAAATTATGGCTTATGATAAAGAAACACGTCGCATAAAGCAGCAGACTCATACTGGTAGCTTTGATATTAAAGATAGGCTGCAGCAGTATTTACGTGACAACTTTAACAAGCATAATCTTGAAAGCAGCTATGCTTGTGAACAAGCTGAAGCAATGCTTATCAATACTGCTGTAGCATATGACAAGTCAATTGGTAAAACAAGACCTGAAGAGGAGTATAAACAGTTGGCGCGTAGTGCAATTGTTAACTTCCTTAATAGTGATGCTGCTAATGGTGAAGGACAAGACAAAGGACACAACCTAGGCAGAATTAATCAAAATGTAGCAAGTACCCTTGAAGGACTTAAATGGTAACATGGAAAAATAGTACATTTACATGTTAAAATTATAGAAGTAAAATTATAATGGAGTTTGAAAATGAGTGAACTTAATTCACAGGTTTTGACCGATTTATTATCAGAACGTCTCGCAAGTGAATATGACATCAATCCACAGTTGCTGCATGACAGCACTGCTGCCACAATTATCAACAATCTTGTCACAGAATTAAACAAAGCAAATAACAAGGTAGACGCTGTCAATGCAGAAATGCTTGACACTAACTCAAAGATAGCTAAAAGTATTAAAGTGGCAGAAGCCGTACGTGATGCGCTTAAAGATGATTCTGAAGCACCTGTAGATACTGCCAGTGCAGGTTCATCACAGTTTGCTCCTATGCAGATGCCTGAAGTACCTGCTCCAGAAGGTATGGGAATGCCAGCTGCACCTATGCCAGAAATGTCACAGGAACCAACCGCCCCTATGCCTGAAGGTACACCAGTCAATCCTAACGTACTGGAAGGAGTAGGTGGTGGTTATTGATAAAAGTAGCCCTGTAGCGTTGTATGATTATTTCA